CCTCCCGTCCATGCGTTTCCGTAGAAACGTGCGAGAAATTGAACTGGCTCACCTGTCTTCTTGAAGTCAAGTTTGAGAACTTGACCCCAGGCGACAGCGCAATTGCGGTAGGAGATATCGGCTTGTTCAGCTGTGAATCTTGGTGGAATAGTCACAAGACCATCATCACCTCCATAGACTCCAAGACTTTTCCAAGCCTCATCATAGTCCATTCCCATCTCGCACATTGCAGAGAACGAAATGAATGCTGTTAGTATTGTGTTGAACAGTGAGGTTTCGGGGCTCCCAGAAGCTCGGGCAAATCCTGTTTCATATTTGCGGCTTCCTAGTTGTCCGTCCTTGTTGTATTGTTCACGCATCAATCTGATCATTTCCGGATCTTCTCCAAAGAGACCAATCATGATTGGTTCTTCGATCATTTCACGTACTTCCTGAGTCACGTGTCCATCCATCCTTGAAAAGTCAGTTTCCGCAACCAAGACCGCTCCGTTCACTATTTCAGCGACACGTTCAGCGATCTCCATGGGTTTGCGGAAAGCATACCAAGAGAATTCCTTGATGTGCTTACTAGCAGCTAGAGTATAACGAGAATACTCTAATTTCGTTAGGCCGGGAAGAGTGGAGATAACTCTTGGTGTCCCGACCTTAGCATAAGCTTCGCGTTTCATGAAAGAAGAGATCGTGTCATCAGTCACTTCTCCAGTGTTTGATGCTTCTTCCAGAATCGCGCGTTGTGTCGTCCTTGTCTGGTTCTCCCAGACAGCCTCGAAATCCACAGGTGACAATTTTCCTGTGTTAACCACTCTCTTGACGAAGTCGAGAGCACGGCGTCGTTGTATCCGTGATATGGTTAGGCTCCTAATTTGTTTTAGATTGGTCACTCTAGACTCTACTCCCCAGGACGTTGTCTTCGTATCCTGGGCTGGTGCAAAGCACCCGCCTGCAACCACAGCAGGCATGAAGGGAGCGATTGTTGACTTGTCGTTATCATCACAAGTCAAATCTGCACTGTACCCAATAACACCGTCGCTTACATTGGCAACGTAAGGTGCTTTGATCGATTTGTTTTCACGGATGAAATCCGCGATAATCACACCTACCTTACGGTCGGATTCGGCCCAAGATGCGACGGATCCAACGTTAGCGTTTTGTTTGGACAGTCTGTCTGCTGCAAACATCTGTTCCAACGTTTCGGCTGGGACAGTTGCTTCTCCATACGTGCCAGCTCTTCCGATTGACACAACAAGTCCTTTCGAACTTTGGGAGTATAGTGTGGACCACCCGTTCTTCACAGGCTTGAGGTGCGTTAGCTCCTCCCCTCTGATCCACCATAGCGCAAACCAACAGGATAATCCTGTCCAGGTACCTACCGGTGTGAACATGACAAGTTTCTTTTCAGAGTTTACATGTCGTTGGTCCACAAGGCAGTGCGTTACACAGATTGGGATTCCGAAAATCCTCTTCACCGCCATTACAGAATCACGATTGTAATCCCAAATGGGGTGTTCGTACTTAGCTCCCCCTGACACGTGGGTGATGAGCTTGTTGTCTTTTGAGAAGTAGTGAACTGTGTCACCTTTAGAGTTAGCAACCTTAGAAGGTTGTGTAGTGTAAATGAGTACGGGGTCCGACTTTCCAGCCAAGACTCGACCCATTTCGACATAGTAGTCCACGTCAACCATGTATGCCATTCCTTGTTCAGGTTGGTACCGTGGTGAAACGGGAATGTCTTTACTCCATCTCCAGTCTCTGTAACCAGCAACCTTGTGGTCCTGGTCAGACTTAGACATTTGATAACTGTACGCTGGTCTGTGCAACTTGTGTGCGAGTTTCCTGCAGAACATGCTACCGATATTTCTATCTCTAGCAGCTTCCGCATGCGAGTGACCATCTACCAAATTGGCAGACGGCATTGCTTCTGATTGGAACGATTTCCGCACCATTCTACTTTCCAGCGAAGGTTTGGTTTGAAGAAGTTCCAACAGGCGAGAGACAGCGTAATACAACGTTCTGTCTCTCTTACACACTTCCCGTATTCCTACGTAAAGTGTGCATCCGACGCATATTCCTACCGCCGGATATAAGATCTTGTTAGATGTCTTCATCATCTAACTCAAAATTTATTATGGACTTAACACAATCGTTCGTTTTCAGTTCCGAG